GTACTTTCTAAACATTTTGTATTTCTAAGCAACTTCATTGATACTACTGTTAATTCTTCCAAAGATGTACAGTATATCCTTTTCCGTTAGTATCACCGCCATTATTTTCAATATCTTCGCCGTCATATAATACTGAAGTAACAATATCTTCACCGTTAGGATATTCTGTGATAAGAACAGATAATTTTTTAGGATCAAATGATCCAATTGTTTCTACTGTACCATCAAAGAAACAACCTTTCTCAGAACTATAAAATTGACATACATACTTCCCCATGTTGCTGTAGTCTTCATCTGAGTCTACATTATCAATTTCGTAGTCACTTTCCTCTTGTATACTATCTAACATTTCATTGAAGTTAGTATGTTCAACTATTTCTGACTTCACATTTGCATTATAATCTTCACTGTCCACTTCGTCTACAGAAATACTTGCGCTACTGTATTCTACTCCGTACTGATGTGAAAATTCGTTCGGTGCTTCAAACCAAGGTCTTTGATTAGAATCTCCATCTGTCATAAAGTCAAAGCCTTCCGGTACTTCCTGTAAGACCTCAAAGTCAAAATCTCCTGACTCTGCTTCTAACATATAATTAAGAAGATCGTTATCGCCGTGTTCTTCTACATGATTATTCCAAAACTCATACGCTTTTTTATTTAAATTTACATATGAAGCTTCTCCACCATAACCTTGTAATGTAATTCTATAATATCGTTTACCCTTTAAGTCTTCGATAAGTTCTTGGTTTTCTTCTGTAGTATATGACATTATGATAATCCTAATTCCTTTTTAAGTTTTACAATTAATCTTCTTCTAGCGTTTACATCAGATTGTAAACTTGCAATTACATTTTGTTTTGTTTTAGATTTTTGAGCTTCGCGAATTTCGTCAATTTTGCGATTAATGCTATCTTCTAATCCTTGCAAATATGCTTTCTTATCTTTAATTTGTTTTTCAGTTAACAAAATACTCTCCTACATTTTCCCAAGGATAAACTAGCCATAAATCCTTTTCTAATTTATTAATTTCATGGCAAGTATAACGTACATCGTCAAAGTCGCTTGCATCATTGTTTGTTAGTGTAGCAAAGCGTACATTATTTTCCCATACAGAATTCCATGCATTTTCTTCTTGCGGTAAACAACTTGCTTGCCAGTCTTGTTTGATCCAGTTAAATGTAGCACCAGTATCGTTAATGTCATCTACAATAAGGATGTTTTGGCGTCTACTAATATCCCAACGACACTTTAACACTTTTTGTTCTTCTTCCGGAACATAACCAAATGCATCGTCTGCCATCCAACAGTTGGTCTCACTTTCTCCTGTAGCATCACGCAAACTTACTTTAAGTGCTTCGCATCGTATTCCGGTCATATTACTTAATATAGTAGCTGGAACGTTTCCGCCTCTTGTAATACCTACAATATAATCAGGACGCCAGTTGTCTCTAAACATCTGATTCATAATGCTTATGCACATACGCTCTACGTCATTCCAATTATAATAATGTTTCTTAATCATCTTTTGCACCTCTTGCTAAGTAGTCTCTATTGTGAATCCAAATACCGTTTTTTAAAAAACCCCATGCACCTGCCTTGCGCCCCATAAAGAACAAACTCCAACATGGTATTTCATTTCCGTCTATGTCTTTATTAAGTTCTAACCAATGTGTATCATTTGCTTTACGATAACGGAAATGTCCAGGTCCTCTCCATAATCGACCGTTAGGAGTATTTTCCCAATAGCCGCCTTTTATAATAAATGTTGCGTATGACCACGGATGATCATGTAGTACAGGTTCGTCGCTTACAAGAACCTTATGTAGTGTTATGTTAAAAGGAAAGTTCTTCCTGTCCTTTAGAAACACATAATACCGTACTAGGTACGGCACATCGCTATTACGTTCTGTAATAACTCTGCGTCTACCAAGTTTATCCATTAGTTTAGAAAAGATCATTATTTTCATGGTTTCCTTTGTAATCTTGCTCTACCATTTTGTAGACAGTTTTAAAATTTTCTAGTGCTTTTTCAAGTGCAGGATAATGTTTACACATCTCCTTCACTACACTCATAGCCGGCAAATGGTCTATCCATTCAGTGCCAAATCCCGTGGTGATAGTCCCTGATGTGATGTTATCATATGAAATAGTATCATCTAAACTAAAAGTATAATCACCATCTGTGATTGTAAAGCTATCAGTAGATATTGAAGTAGTTGATGCCATACTGTCGTGGTTTGTAATTGTTAAGCTATCACTAGTACCAGTACAAATAACTATGTCATTTTCAAATATAGTTGTATCATTTGAGTTGCTCATATAATGCTTCTCCACTAAAAAAATTGTTATTTAATTCTGTACGCTGTTTGTCTATTTCTACAAGATAGGTATTATAGTTTTCAATATAATCTTTAATCATCTCAACAACTTTACTTCTGTGCTGTAAGTAAGCACCCATATCTTCTGTCCATTCACTTGGGTACTTAAATGCCGGCAACGCCATTTCACTGTAGCTGAGTCTGTCTGGCACCATAGGAATAGCATCTACTAATGCACCTTCATACCAACTGATACCAAGTGTTTCCTGTAGATTTGCACTAAAAACAATTTTAGCTTCACCTAATAAATTATGATATTCATTTTTTGTAAGTTGCTGATCCTGACACACAACAAACTCGTATTCAGGAAGTTGTGTAGCAAGATCTCTAAAAATTTCAACTTGTTTTTCTGGTGCAACTCTGTGCGGAAATAAAATTAAATCACGTTTTTCCATACCTTTATAACTATCTAAACTGTTCTTTAGATACTCCATAGGCCAGCCAACGCGATGAACTTTATCAGCAAATTCCATTGCTTCTGTAGTTGTCCAGTGATCATTATTTTCTTTTCCTAAAATAACATCACAAAACATATCAATATGAAAATCAGTAGCAAAAAAATTATCATCAAAGCATTCATACATGCTGCGTTCAGCGTGTCTTACCCAAGGTTTATCGCCTATTAGCCTACCAAGGAAATCATGAGGATCATAACTGCCAGCATGCCAAAGACCACCGATTCGGATATCAACCCCAAGCAACTCAGCCATGTATTTAAGCTGGATAACAGTTGGGTTCCACGCATCCGTATATAAGAAATAATCTCCATTTTTTACATCTCCGTTACAAAACATCTCGCCTATTTGTTCTAGTTGTTTTGATTTATAAACATTAGTACCACCGAAGTTAAGAAAAGCCCCAGGCGTTGTAGCCTGAGGCGCATTTCCTCCACTAATGACATTTACATCTAAGTTTGTAAATCGTTGAAGTTGCTTAGGAAGAAATTCTTTCCACTGCTTAGTATAACGAGTGTCAACTGCTTCAATGTCTACAATATGTATTGTCATTAGTTTCTCCGGGTGTTAGGCTTATATCCTGCATTACGTGCCTTAGCACGTAACCAACCTTGGTACTTTTGATATGCGATCCAAACTGGATCATCTTTTTTGTAAAGTGATTTTTCATTAAACACTTTACCTTCAAAGCGACAATAATCACGGAACGTATCCAAGTCGTTAAAGACTTTTGTGTATGCGTTACGATTAAACTCGATTGCCATAGTAAGGTTATCCTTTTATGTTTTAGGGTAATAAATTGAACAGCCATTTTCATTATCTTCAGCTACGCTGATCTCTACAAAGCGGCTGGGGTACTTTGCAGAAATTTCTTTGTACAAGTCATCTGCGATCATCTCACAGCTCTTGTGATCTAGTTGTATAACATCCTGTGCATACAACCTTTCCATCCAGCGTTTAAACTGAATGAATTCAATATCGCGATCGTTATGAAACACTTCAATACGAACACGAAAGTGAAAGATATGACGATGCGGAATACCAAGGAATGATACGTCATCCCAATCGCCTGTTGCTAGTTTAGGATCAGTATCTGCGCCTGGGTACATATGAACACCCTCTTTAGCAAAGGTTACCCAAATACTGCGTTCTGCTTTATCCATTCTATCCTCTTCTCTCATTCTACGTTGCATATATGCGTAATATCTTTCTTGCATATTAATAGTATACTTTCACTATAGAACTTTGTCAAGGCCATATTTGCCCCAATCAGTAAATTTATTACGGTCCATCAAATCATGTAGACTATGACACCAAACACCTGGATTAGTTTCTTTAAATCCTCGATCATCAATCTTAACCATAGTGTTATAGTTCCACTGTGCAACATAAGGTACTACAACACGTATCTGTGGAATGAAGTTATCATACTCAGTTAGCCCACCGTCTAAGAACCATTCCATGTTAATAGTGCTCGGAATATCTAAACTACATAAGTGACCTTCTTTGACAAGCGGAAGTATCATATTATCCCACTCTTGAAAGTCTTCTGCTAGTTCAGGATTGTAACTGTGGTTAGCACCAAAGAACACATGCTCTACTTGTTCGTTTGCAATGTGCTGTTTAATTGTTATATAAGAATGTATGCCTGTAACAAATAATGTTTTCATTCCATACGCAGGAGTCTTCTCAACTTCTGTACCTACAAAAAACTCTACGTTATCTTTTACGCCTGTGTCATAATCACGTTTCATCTTTATCTTCTTTGATCCAAATATTAACATGAGCAATTGCATCGTCTGTACGAGTAATTACATAATCTAGTCCTGCTTCTTTTAAAGCAGTTCTAAGTTTATCAAGATTTTTATAATCTTTCATTCTAAACCTTTTTGTACTAAGTAAGAATTAATTCTGTGCATTTCATCTTTTAGATAGAGTTTCATAGTTTTCATACGCCTAACTTCATCTGTTACTGTTATATTATTATACTTGGTTTCTATCTCAATGTCAAGTTCTTTATGCTTACGTTCTAATTCTGCATAATGAGCTCGTAGCTTATCTTGTGTATTATCATAGTTGCTCATCCTCAAGTTCCTCCAGCTTAGTTTCATCTAGTTCTTCACGAACTTCTTCATCGGCGTCAACTTCAAAAAGTGCATCAAAAAATGTAGAACTGTTTACAGTCTTTTTACCAATAGCACCTCTAGTGCCAGGAATAGCCATCCAAAACTTTGAATACTTGTCAATAACTTCTAATGACTCTTCTTTAGTTGTCTTTGAAAATATTTCTTCTACAACATCTCTAAATGTAATTCTATCAAACTTTTCTTGTACTAGCATACTAGGAATTACACCTGCGTCATACTGCCTATTAGCTTCTTGTACAGCGTTTACATGTGTCCATACGTTGTGACCCATTTGTATAGCATAACTAAAGCTATCCCAGCTTGTAGAATCTTTCTTACGTACAATTTGGTTACCGCTTGGATCTAATACAGGATTATCGTTTTTGTCTAGCTCAACTTCGCCTGCACTTACTTTAGGTACACCAATCTTATTACGATCGCCTTTGGCATATGTACAAATGTCATTTACTAGTAATCCATCAGTTAGTGGACTATCTTCAAATACCTTAAAGATGCCGTCTTGTGTCGTAGCGTCCTTAAAGGTTCTAGTATCTGTTGCATACTTTAGTTCGTCTACACTAGGCAACATTCGATAAGTCCATTTACCTCTATCGGGAGTTTCATTAGATGTATATACTTGTCCGTTAGCTGTAGCCAAGAATGGACTTGCACAATCAAATGTAAGCATCATAGTAGGGTTATAGTACTTGCGTATAGCACGTTGTAAGTCTGTTAACAAACAAGCCCACTCTAGTTTACTTGTACCTAAGAAGTGCATTACATCGTGTAAGCCGCTTTGTAGTAGTCCATCGTAGTGTAGTGTAACAATGCGTTTAAGAACCAAATGCACATCGCACATGTTCTGTCCGCCCATTGACCATCCATTAAAATGTGTGTCAGGATACTTAACTGGATCACAGTAATCTTTCATCTGTTCGTACCAGTCATCTGCGTCTGCGTGATTCTCACCCTGCAATACGTTTAAGAACTTACATGCACCTGTACGATGTTTCATAAAGTAGTCATTGTTAATGCGTGTTGCTTTGACTGCTTCTGCGTATGTACTAATACCTGTTGCTTTTGCACCAGCAGGTGAACGTGCAACCCAGGCTGGAATATCAAGTATCATTCCATAGTCCATGTAAGCGTCCATCCAACGCAATACACCGTCTCTTTTCTTTTGTGCTTTAGGACAATTAATGTCTTTCCAATCGCCTTCCCAAACACCCTTACCAATTTGAAAACCACCAGAGTCGCCTAGTAGCCAAGTGTTTTCTCTATCTCTGTTACGTACCATATCTTCTTTGGGTACGTGCTTTGTTGTGTCTAAGTCAGCATGTCCTGCAGAATAGAGTGTCCATTTATATTGAAACGCTCCGTCTGTTTTATTAAGATAATTTAGTGTTTCAACACCGTTCTGAAAATTATTAGGAATACGTGTAGATTCAACATACTCGTCATACCGCTGTTTACCTACATAAGTTGCATAGAAACCACTTAGTGCGGGAAGAAAATGCGCATAATCATTCTGTGCTGTAGTTAAATCTTTATTCTTACTCATTCGTGTTCGCCACCTTTGCCACGGCCATTATAACCGCCAAAGTATTGTGGTTTACGTTTTGCTGTTTCGAATGTTGCTACTGTTACAGCAATTGCGGCTAATAGTAGTACGTGTAGCATCATGCTAACTACTCCTGCCCACATACTACCTACAACAATAGAAAATACAATACACCACATCCATGCCAATACTTGCATAATCATGTGTCGTGTGCTGAAGTCTGGAATGTTACTGAGTGGATTTTTTTCGTGATCCATTACTACATTCCAACAGTTATATACCCATTCTCTCATTGATATTACCTTTCTAAAAATTACCTTTGTAGGATAGTGAGCGTCAACATCATCACGATATTCGATTGCATCATTCACATCGTGAAACTCTTGTGATACTTTACGATCTTTGAAGTATGCTGTCACTCTATACATTTTTATTTACTTTGTGCCGGAAGTATGTAATCATACTTTGCCATGCCACTATCGACACTAATCATCATAGCGCCTTGGTCGGAAATACTCATAGTAAGATCGCCGTCCAATCCTAAAATACTTTGTACTTGTGCTACTGGCCAACTCCATGTGTGTTGTAATTCGCCTTCTACACCATGCTGGAATACAAACTCGCCTGCGTGTGTACTTGCATCGCCAAAACTAAACACTAAGCTGCCGTCTTTAGTAGTTACATTAAATGTAGGCTCTTCTGAATGCGCCGCACTCATAAGCTTCATACGTGCAATACTAGCAACACTTGGTTGAAATTCTACATTCCACTGTGCTCCTTTAAACTTTACAGTTTTAAGTTTTTCTTCGATAATTTGCTTATTCATAAAGCGATAATCATTTTGGAAATCGCCTGCTGTATTTTCAAAGTGGATGTGTGTTGGGATAGTTTCGCCATTGCGTTCAGCTTGTACTACATCAATCTTAGCATCTTTTTGATACTCTGGATTTTTTAAGTGTAACGCTAACTTATCTAAATTAGGCATACCAAATGTGCCTACGAATTCTGATACACTATTATGTGTACTACCAGATAAAATTACCGATCTATCATCTGCCATAGAATCAATTGCGGTGTTATCTTCACTGCTCACTTTGACTAGTGATAAAAATCCTAGTGCATGTGTATGTGCTACAACGTCTTGTAAAATATCTTTCATTTATTTGTCTCCATTTGTATTAAGTATAGTATCAAAGCCTTTATTTGTCAAGAACTCTTTTACAGTGTGTTTAGGATAAAATCCTAATTTGTTTAACTCTAATGTATTAGCCTGTGTAATTTGTCTTTCTCCGGGTGTATTTAGGCGAACAGGAAGATCGGGCCTAATATTTGAAATTTTAGTTGTAATACCTGTCCCTACATCAATTGGTCCTTTTACCTTACTACTCATAATTAGACCAATTGCAATACATAAGTCTTCAATGTGGATAAAATCTCGTTCATGTGAAGTTACATATTCTAACTTATTATTGAGTAATTTATCAAAGAACATGTTAGCTCTTGGAACATCGCCATATACTGTATGAAACCTCATAAAGCAAACATTAGGATGCGGAATAGATTCAATAATATTTTTACTTGCTGCATATGGATTCAAATGAGGTTCGTATTGGGAACTTGATCCTGCAACTAGTACTCTTATATTCCTATATCTATCTAGTATACGCTTTGTGCCTTCTACATTATTGTACCAGTACTTCTTGGGGTCTTCCATGCTTTCCCTTACACCCCCGATACCTGCAAGGTGTATAACTATATCAACATCTGGCAGTTCACATGTTAATATATCATCTTCCTGATTTTCTTTAATATCTCGACCAATTATTTCAAAGTCTTTAAGGAACTCACAAAGTTGAGTACCTATAAAACCTTTATGACCAGTTACTAGTATTCGCATCTAATAACCTCCATGTGTTTCTCCAATCTTTTACATTAAAATTTTTGCCTGATACATTTACAGCAGCTAATGGGTAATCATTGCCGCCTTGATCAATTCTATCTCCATAAAAATAAATTTTATCTTCTACTTCAAAGTCTTTTAGTATTTGACTTTTGTCTGCGCCAACTGGACCAATATCTATTCCTGTTTCGCCACCTACTGTCGCTGTAATATCTTTGAATAAACTGTTGATTTGAAATGCAATTGTTTCTCGTTCTCTACTATCTGTATCATGTTTTATATACAACTGTCGTTCATCGTAACTGCAATTACGTCCTACAATGCTAAAATTAACCATTCCCGGACGTTCTTCAATATGATTACCTGTACGTAAAGAAAAAGAACTTCCTTGTAACCAACCTAGCAATATTGCTTTAAGGTCGTTTGGCATAGTCCAATCACTTGTTTTTATATTTTGACCTTTTTCATATACATCGCTACCTGAACAGTTATATACTTTCTTTACAGCCATTACTATGTCATTACCTACTTGTTCTACTGTTTTTGCATAGTCACTGCCAGTAACAAGATAAACATCATTGTTATTACAAAAGTTTAGAAAAAACTCTTGAAATAACTGATCCATTCTTCCTCTGCTAGGAGTTAATGTACCATCAACATCAAATACGTACTTAATCATTGTCTTTTTCCGTAACCCGCTTTCTTAAGTCACTACTACTGAATCTGTGATCTCTTTTGTTAAAATATAGTTCTATACCTCTACTAGCACATATAGCTCTACCTGTAAATGTACCATCTCTATACTCTTGTCCTAATATTCTAACATCAATTGGATACATTGTCAAGATATCTTCTAGGTCTTTTTCAGTACCGTAAGGAATAATTTCATCTACATATGAAACAGCTTTTAGTTGTGTGTAACGCTCTACTACAGTTTGTATAGGAGCGTTCTTTTCAGGTCTATCTAATCACATTGTTCCTTTGCTTCCCGTAACATAATTATATGGCCTGCATGCAAAAGATCAAATGTACTACAAGTAAATCCTACTCGCATTCGTCATCCTCCTCTTTGTATCTAGTGCTTTCAATAATATCCAATAACGATTGTATTTCTTCAGCGTCCTTTTCTGTGTCTAGCTCTATTTCTAATTTAATTTTCATGTTTGTAGTCCTTGGACCAAGTTCATAGCAACTGCTGTGCCGCTAATAGCTGATCCTATCATAATTGCTCTATCACTCCATGTCATGCCAACAAATACCCATCCACACGAGCTAAGAATATAAAGTGCTTGTCCATAAAGTGTCCATCCTGCACTGAGTGCAAATACCCCTAGTACTGCTAGTATCATACTAGCCCATTTAACATACCAGTCAATAGTTCCAGTTGGTGTAGTAGGAGTAAGGTCTTCTACTTCTGCTTGTACTTGCGCAAGTTCTTCTTTGAGTCTTTTGCGCTCAATATTAAGTTCCATAGCCAGCTTGCCTGCTTTAGACATTTGACTGTTTTGGAATCTATCTCTAGTTTCCTCAGTTAGTTCATCTTCTAATGCGTGTTGTTCGCTCATATCATCCTCCAAAGTCAAACAAACTTGTAAATGTGTTGTGACGTTTAGTATCTTCTAACGGATAGTTAAGCACACCAATTAAGTTGTCTAACTTATTATCAATAATAGTTTCTGCCATTGCTGCATCATCAAACGGAAGTTCTTTGAACCATTCTGGAATACGTAGTTCATCTGTTGGATACGCAACACTTGTGTAACCCAGTGGATTCTGTTTTAGTTTACAAACAATAACCTTCATACCATCCACAATCTCTTGAGAATATTTATCACCGTTCATACGCTTCAATGTATTCCAGTTGAGACTTGCACGAACATGTCCAGGCATATTTGCCTTGCCTTGTTTTTCTTCTAGTCGACGATAATGTCCAACTTTGTTTGCACGTTTAGGCGAACCTTTCTCCCAACCAGGACGTTCACTAAACTCCATACGGAACTGGGTAATGCGTTCTAGTACATCTTCTTGAGGGACATCAGTAAGCACCATTAGCAATAGCTCTTTTAAGAAGTCTTGCATAAACACAGGTGTATCTGACCTACGCAAGTCTAAGCCCATTGCTTTTACTTTCCCCGGTTTGCCATCTGTATCTGTTCTAAAACCTTCATTATCTACAACTAGTGCCGCATAACGCTTTTTAGTAATATACAAACCCGACTGTGCTACAATTTCTCTACCTGCCGCAATAACATCACTTCTACTCTTAGGACAATGAAATGCTCGCATCATGAAGTTAGGAAATGTTGTGTTTGCTTGTTCACATATTTGATCATATAGCGTGATAGCCTTTTCAGGAGACCATTCTAGTTTGTTAGAACTAACGTCATCTTTTAGCATAGGCCATGCACTAAAGTAACAAGAGTCAGTGTCACCATATATCATTGCTTTACCTACATGATCGTACTCGCCTGTAATACAATTGTTTACCTCAGCACTCATGTGCTTAACAATACTGCGTCCTGTAAGTGTAGTTGACTGTCCAATACGCTTATCAAAGAATCTACAACCAGGATTAAGAATAGCACCATACAAACTATTTAGGTTAATCTTCTTAACTAACTGCCGCTTATCCCAATATTCAATCTCTGCTTCGTTGCCTGCATCTTTTGCCTTCTTCAACATTTTCTGCATATCTTTACGTTCAGCATACCAACGCTTTAGTAGTCCAGGAATAACACCTTCAAACTCTGTTGTAAAGATTGTGCCATTTGCACTAAGCATCCAAGGCATTTGCGAATCAAACACCAATTGATAAATCTCTGCGCCGCTTAGTACATCAGATCGACCATCTTCCCAATCAACAGTTAGTGCAACATCTTTGCGTTGCTCCATTACGGCTTCGTATTCTTCTGTACTAAATCTTCCTTCCCAACTACCTGCAAAACTCTTCTTCTTTAGGGTCATATCTTCGTGTACACGACTGTCACTAATTTCAGGACGTATTTGTCCCACAACAGTTTCAGGAGCCATGTTCAATGCACGAATCACACTAGGATATAGTGAATTCAAATCCATTGATGCAATCCACTTGTGCAAGCCCTTCTTAGGGAACGCAACGTATGCGCCTGCCGCCTGTGTGTTTTCTGTATCGTCACGTTTTGGACGATTGGGCACACGCAAGTCTCTATTATGTGCTTCGTTTACAATACCTTGTTCTGTAACAGCAACAGCACCCATTGTGGTCTGTAGTAGTACAGTGTTTTCGTGTGCAACAGTATTGCTTAGATCAATAAAGCGTAGTTTCTTGTCTAGTTTGTCAAGTAGTGCTGTATCTTGAATATTATATTCAATAAACTTACGAAAGTCATTGTTGTATAATTGATCAAGTGTGCCTTCATATGGCACCTTGTTTTCACCTACTTCAATTTCACCAATAGCATCTAGTCTATATGTGTGACGCTCTTCATATGTGTACTTACGATATAGTTCTAAACTGTCTAAGTGTACACGACCTACTAGATCAAATGTAACCGCTTGCTTCCCATATTTTTCATACTCACGTTTCTTGGGAAGTTGACCCCACAAACAAAATCTACGTGTATCATCTTTGCTTAGTACACGACTTGTTCTGTTTACAGTATAAGGAATATCATAACCTTCGCTGTTCCAACCTGATAAAATATCAGCATCTTCAATTAGTGTTAAGAACGTGTCAATCATATCACCTTCACGTTCAAACAGCATTACATTGTCAATGCCTTCTAGTTCTTTTTTAGCTTGCTCCATTGTAAGTGTTTTAGGCGGAACAGCCAAGCACACCATTGTCTCCATCCACTGTAAGTATACACTAATACTTGTAATAGGCATGAATGGATCAGCAGGATCAGCAAAGCCACGCTCTGGATCAAAGTCTGTCTCAATATCAAAGAAAGCAATGTTTAGTTTAGGAGCATCTTGATTGAGATAGTTTTCACTTAAACATTGAAAAATAGGATTAATGTCGCTTTCGAATAGTTTTTTATCTCTGTTGATAGCAACTTCTTTGCGAAAGTCTTTTGTGTTCTTACATACAATACGTGTTAGAGGATCACCAAATACACTCTTGTACTTGCCTCTTTGATCTTCGTAATAAAATGTGTATTTTGCATTATACTCGTGATAATGTCTTTTTCCGTCTTTGCGTTCAACTACTCTGATTATGTCAGAGTCGCGATCAAATAGTGCGTCTACGTAACTCATATGTCTCCTTCGTTGCTTATGGCCAACTTAACCTTCATACATGCCTAGCTATTGCTATTGGCGTTATTAATACTTATTAAAACAACAAGCCCGCAACATAAATTACGGTTAGTCCTGCGTTCATAACAATTAAACTTTTTTCTTTCCATAAGATACCAACAAGTATCCATAGACTGTTGCTAATAATGAATGCCCAAATGTACAAAGGGTAAACATTAAATGCGGCTAGGGTAGCGGCTGTCAGTAAACATACTGTAGCTACCCACGCTAACCATTGATACGGTTTTACCACCATCCAGCAGCCACTCCGTATCCAAACACGTTAATAACAGCAAAGTATCCTGTTAGTAACATAACCCATGCCGCACCTCTTCTAACGGCGGCATAACACTGTGTAATCGATCCTACAAAAAAGAACGGATAGATAATTAACATATTAGGATCTCTAGCATTAAACGCTAATGTTAAACTAGCGGCTACTGTAAAGACAAAACTAACAAGTTCAAATGCAAATGCAATTTTGTCACTTTTATAACTGTTGATCCAAAAGTCTTTTATTTTTTGCACTAGACTTTATCTCTTCCTACTGTAGCTACTAGTGTTTCTAAGTCATCAAACTCATCTGCAACCTTTAACCATTCGCCTTTTTGTGCAATCTTAATTGCTTTGTTAATTAAACTAGGTTTTACATCTAATTCTTCTGCTACTGCTTTTACAGTATCTTTCAAACCTGCATTTAGGTCTTCAATCTCTTGCAATACTGTTACGCCTTCGTTAACAAGACGCTCAAGTTTTGCCTTTTCTTCTGCACCATAGGTACGTTCACTCATAATTTACTCCTTGTAGTTTAAGTATATTATACGTTATTTTTTAGTAGTTGTCAAGTATTATTTTTGCTTTTTTTCGTCAAGCATTTTAAGAAGCTGATCTTTGATAGATTCGTTCTTTTTAGCATTTTTGGTTGCTGTTGCATACATTACTGCTTCTGCATCTTTGCCATAGCGATCCTTGAAATCGCTTTTGTTTTTCTTCATACCTTTTACGATACGTTCTCTTTCTGTTTCTTCACCTTTGCTAAGTTCACGCTCACTAAGCATTGATTCAAGTGCTTCTATTCTGCGCTCTAATGCTGTAATACGATCTTCTTCAGCTTCTCCTACTAATTTGTTTCTAGCAGGATGTGGTGATTCGTTGCCACCTGGAGTAGCACTTTTAGTAATTGCATCTTTGCCTTTTAGTTGTCCTGCACTGCCTGTTTTTTGTTTGCCTTCTGTAAGACTAACTCCGGCTAATGCCGCAAAGTCTGAAATACTATAGTCTTTGTCCATTTGTAGTGAACCTTGTGCTACTTCTACACTCTCTTGTACCACTGTTGGAGTTTCAACTGGTGTTGTATTACCGGCCATTGCAAGTAGAGCTTTTTTGTCTGCTTCAGGATTTGAAGGAAATAGTTCCTTCATCTTTGCACTCATTTCGTAAAAGTTATCACTCATGATCTGTTTGCTCTTAGTGTTTGTATTTTTTTAATTACACGTTCAATGTCTACAGGCATAATTTTTGGAAACTTCATCTTTAAACGTTTGCGTATTCTGTCATCAGGTAAGTAATTCATTTTACTTTGAGCAAACTCTAAATATTTTGGAAAATCATCGTTAGGGCCATGCATTAAAGTATTCCACATTTTACCAAAGTCAAGTTCTTCATTCTTTTGTGATTGTTGATAGTATTGTAAAAATTCTTTATGACGCTTGTGCATTTCAGCAACATCAGGATTCTTAAGATAAATGTTCAACCAGCCTTTGTATTCGGGACTATCGCCGATTGTTTTTTCTTTCTTTTTGAACCAATCAAATATGCCTTCAGATACACGCAAAGTAACTTATGCTTTCACACACTTATTAACACGTTTGCCTGCGTTCTGACCAGTACCAGCTTGTGTTCCAGCTCTCTTGTAGCCTTTCCAACACTTTTCAGGACCAGCTACTTCAGATAATTCATCTTCTGATAAGCCTAATGTAGTATAACTTGGCTTGCCACATTCAGAACATAATGCTTCAGATTCAGCAAGTTTGCTTGCTACTTTTGCTTGCATTGATTCTAAGTATGATTCTTCAGTCATTGTCTTAGAACGATTCATAACATTTTTTGTGCTTTTAGATTCTGCAAATTTCATATCGTAATCCATAGCATGGTATACTGATCCAATGTAATCTGCTGCTTTTGTAATTTTTGATTGTTGCCAACCTTCAATGCCTTCAGCTTCACTTACTGTTTTAAGCATATCGTGTAGTTTGATAGCATATTTTGCAATCTTATACAGATCTGCTCGTGCCATTTGTACTTCGTGGTCACGTTCAGCTGCATGTGCTAGATCGCCTAAGCCGCCTTCTTTAAGTTTTTTAGTCATAATTATCTCCGAATACTTTAATAGTAGTATTTATGCTTGTTTGTTCTTCTTCGGCTTCTTTTTACCAGCCATTAATTTATCGCCATCTAACGCATTTTTCATTGTACCGTCTGCGTTATACATAGTTCTGCTTTGCATCTTACCTACAGGCTTTACTGCTACAGAAATACTACCTGATGCAGTAGTAGTTTCACCTAATATTTCATATATCTTCATTATGATCTCCCACTTTTCATATTAGCACACCAGTGATACATTTTAGCACGTTCACCGCTTGCCTTTTTAGCTTTAGCTCTTAATTCTGTTACGCTACCATTACAACTAGCACCTGACTTCTTTACTCTACCAGGTCTGCTTTTGCCTTTTTTCTTACCATCAGCAAAGTTCTCTGCCATATTATCATGAACTTTTGCATTTAAATGCTGTTGCAGATCTTTTGCTGTGCGTTCAAATTTATGATCTTTGTATTTGAATCCTGTACCACCTGCAGCTTCCCACGCATCGACATTTTTACCAAAGTCGTCAATTAGTATGTTAGGTGTACCATCTTCTTTGGTTGCGTATTGTGGTTTGTTGTGTGTGATGTATACATTTTTAGGAGGAAAAAATGCTAAGTTTCTTTTAATCCATTCACGCTTGTGTGGCTCTGAATTAGGATCGTCTGCCAACGGCGTACTACATATGTTGTATTCACCTTTGATTTGTTTTATAACTGAAAGAAGTTGTTTTGCTTGTGGAAGTAATGGAAGATTTAACCAAAACTCGTCTGTGTCTCGAATCTTTTGTAGTGCTACATTAATATCAATATCGTCGATTTTTGAATAATGATCAACTTTCATTAGTTTAGCCCACTCGCCAAAGAAGTCAGCAAGTACGCCGTCCATGTCTACATATATTTCTGTTGCCTGTGCTATTTCGCCTAAATTTTCTTTCATTTGTCTGAAGTATAGCACGTTTTCATATAGGTTGTCAACCGAAATAGATTCAGACATACCTAAGTTAAACAATACATTTGTTTTAGAACCTTTTACTTTTTTTGATAGTGTAGGTGGACGACCATCTTTGTCTACTTTATTTCCAAACTTTGCAGCTTGGGTTTTAATTTCACTAGGTCCTACATCAACAGTTTGATTTTGCTTTGTAATGCGGCCAACACCTTCTTTGATATCGTTGTATCTCATTATAGATTGCCTTTAAATTTCACATCTGTTTTGAGTTTACCACCTTTTTTCTTCTGTGTTGTTGTGCTTACTTTTGCATTTACATTAGGAAAGTTTACTACCTTCTCTGGCTTTATGAGCTTTCCTTTTTTAATTACAGGCGCAAATGTTTGTTTATAACCGCCGCCTTTAAAGTCTGTTGTAGTATTTGCCTTATAACTACTATTAGGATCTTTTCTAGCCTTGTCAAAAAAGTCGCTTGAGCCAGGTATAATATCGTCACCATCTTTATCTAAACTTGCTTTATCCCAACCTGGCCCTAATTCATCTTGATAAAAAGGACTTACTTTATCTCCGTCCGGCTCCCAATAAGGCACTCCGTCCTTA